TTTGTGGGGTCATCGCTGCTTCCTCGCTTGCTCGTTCAAGATAGTAACAACCGTGGCTAGGTCACGCCCCTCAAACGGTATCTGCGGTGGCCAGTACCCGGTAGAGACAAGCACCACCGCTAGCGAATAGTGGTACGAGCCTTTCAGGAAGGGTTTTCGGGTTCCTGCCCCACAACCTCAATCGCGGCCAGTTTCTTGACGTAATCGTCAAACACTGCGGGAACGGTGATGCCAGCCTGTTTGCAAGACTCGAACGCCATGAACGCCAGATCCTCAACGCCAATGCCGGCGGCCAGTTCAGATGCTTTCCGCTTGTATTTGCGTTCCCATGCGACCACCACGAACAGGTTGGTGGTGACTGTGTAGTCGTCGCCGTCGTTGGTGGTGACGTGCAAGTTCAGTTGCATTGGTTCTCCCTAGGTTGTGTGTAGGTCAGGTGACGTCGCGGACCCATGTGCCGCCGGTGAACGTGGCGGTCACCATCGCGAGTTCCCCGACGGTGCTGGCGATGGGCGTGAAGTTCTCCAGCATGGCGTTGGTGATGACGTATTCGGGGTTGGTGGCCGACTCTGTGGTGCCGGACGGGCTGATGGTCAGCACCGTGGTGCCGGTGCCCACGCAGGACGCGAGGATGCCCTCCACCTCGGATGCGCCGTAGGAAAGGAACATTTCCAGCGTGACCTCGACGCTCTGGAGGCCGCCAACGAAACGGTGCCCGGTGTCGCCCATTGCGGTGGACTCAAGCGGGTCACTGCCGATAGTCACGGTGACGGAACGGCACTGATCGGACAGGTCGGTGGTGGTGACGCCCTGCGTGATGTTGACGGTGGCGTTGGAAAGGAATGTGCTGGTGGCCATAGTTGTCCTTTTGCTAGTTGCGCCGTACGGCTACCCGCACGGTGAGGTCGTATGTCGGCAGTTCCTGCCCGCCGCCAATAATCATTACAGACGGGCGCAGGTCTGTCACGGCTATTGCAGAATTCATGATTTTGTCGGCCTGTGTCAACAGCCAATCTGATGCGTCCTGATTACCGGGCGGTGGTGCGCAAACACGAATTCGCAACGTGATGTCACCCACGTTGTATGTAAACGCTTCCACGGTTGGTAGTTCCAGAAAGAACGTCATGGGTCGAGCGTTGCGCGGATCTGTGACAACCTCGTAGCCAAGGTTGAGGGCTGTCAGCGCGGTTTTGGTGGCGTTGACCGCGTCCCACAGGATGCCGGTGGCGGCCATTACGCAACCTGCGGACGGCCGACACCCAGCAACTGGAGGATGCGCCCGAGGGCTGACGGCACAGGGAATGTCCCCATCGAGTCGAACGATGCGAACGAGTCTGCGGATCCGCGTTCCCTGTACAGCAGTGCGGCGTACATGATGGTGCCTAGGGTTACGTCGCCGCCGGGGCTGGTGTGCAGTTCATCGGTCAGGTAGCCCGATTCCTGTCTGCGTCGGTACGCAAACGCATTCGCGGCCGACACACACTTCGTGATGAACGCGGTGTCGTTGGCGGTAGCGACCGAAATGCCCAGCCATTCGGTCACGTTGGCGTTGGTGATCCATGTGCAAACAGGGTTCCATTCCAGCGTTCCGTACGGATCAACCGCGTAGTAGGTGACGTTTGTGCCCGGGTTCTGGTACAGAACCTGATTCGGTATCGGGTTCTCGTAGTTGAACTGCAGTTCGCCAAGGTTGTCCACCCCGATGAACTCGTACTGAGGCAGCGCCGTGACGATGACGCCTGAGTCGTTGAAGCCTGCGCCGACACCGGCTATTTCGACTTCTTGGCTGACGGTTACGTCAACGTTGGTCAGTAGTTGGATGACTGCGTAGTCATCCAGACGCATGGCCCGGACGACGTACGCAATCTCCGACATGGCGTGACCGTGTGCCTAGGGTTAGGCGACGGTGATCTTCTGCACCATCGTCGAGTCGGCGATGAAGGCAGCGCAGTAGCCGTAGTACGAGAAGGTGCGGCCCAGCGTGGACGGCGCCTCAACGGACATGAGGCCACGGATCTGCTCGTAGAACTCGATGGCGTTGCCGCGGGCAAGAACCATCGTGCCGGACGCAAAGTTTGCGTCCACGACGAGGTTGAGGCCGAGCGGGTTGAGCGTGTTGTACGACGTGATGTTTTGGGTGCCCATCCCGTTGACGCCCATGAGACCGGCGGCTGCGGCGTACGGGAACACGGGGCGCTTGTCGGCGTCCAACTGCTGGGACAGTTTCTTCCACACGTCCGGGGCCACGAACAGGTGGTCGGGCAGGAAGCGGGTGGCCGTCAGGATGGACTCTGCGACCTCGTAGAGGGTGCTGATCAGGTCGGTGGGGTCGGTCTGGTTGACCGTCCACGTCACGCCTGATGCGGCGCCCTGCGCCACGATCTGGTCAGCGGCGAGGTTGTCGCTGGCGATGAGGTACTGCGAGGCGAGATCGCGCAGGATGATTTCCATTGCGCCCGGCGAGGTGAAATCCACGTCTTGAACTGACAGCGTGACCTGCCCGGCAAGCGTGGTTTTGCTTACCACGTTGGAGGCGATGACAGGCGTGGTGGCCGACACAGGGTTGAGTTCCGGGGTCTGCGCGGCGACGCTGGTGTGCGTGGTCCACGTCGGACGAATAAACGTCTTCTGGTTGCCACCGTCGGGCATCGCGCGGGCACCGACTGCGGCGACCACGGGACGAACGTAGTTGAGGTCGTCAAACACGGGGCCGAGGACCGGCACCGGGAGAAGACCGGGCGTGTCGGTGGTGAGAACGTCGCCTGCGGCGGCCTGCAGTGCGGTCTGCTGTGAGCGGGCGGCCTCGACGAACGCCTCGTTGACCTTGCGGAACGTGTCGCCACCGATGTGGTACGCAGCGAGGTACTCACCTGCGGACGGCATGGCAAACTTGCGCTTCGGCTGCGCCGGAAGTGCGGGGGTCGGAATGGCTGCGGCCTCGACGACCTCTGCCTGTGCGGGTGTTGCTTCCACGGGTTCCTCCTCTGGAACTTCTGGGGTTTCTGTTTCGTCGGGGTCGGTTGCTGCTTGCGCGGCTACTTCGGTGATGGTAGCACCTGCGAACGCCGGTATGGGGACAAGTGACAATTCCATCCATTCCGCTTTGGTGACGGTGATGCGGCCCTGCTTGTCCTCTGTGAACTCGATGGGGTTTACGCCCACCGAAACGTCCATGACGCCGTCTGCTGCCAGCACCAGCGCTTCGTCGCCAAGGGCGGTGCGGCTGATTCGCATGGATGCGAGCATGGCTTCGTCGGTGTCAACGCGTTCAGCGACGATGCCGATGGGCATGGTTGAGTCGTGGTACATGAAAACGCGGGGTGCGCGGCCGTCCACCGGCAGGCTGCCGGGCTTGAACATGACTTCCTGCCCGCCCGACACAGTCGCGTAAACATTGTATGGCACTGCGATGGCGTCGATGCGGCGTTCGCCTTCCTTGTCGCCGGCTTCGGCCTTGACGGTGACGGTGTCGGTGGTGAAGCGGATCATGCCAATTCCTCCTGAGTGTTTTCTTCCACGTCAATCATTTCGCGGCTCGTGTTTGCGTCGTCCATTTCGCCAAGGTACTCGTCGTAATCGAACTCGATGAACGTGCCGTTCGGCAGGACGTTGTTTGCGGACAGGGTTGCTGCGATGACTTCGGCGTATGCCTTAGTGCCGTACAGCCACAGATCCCAGCGCGATTCGCGGCTGTTTGTGTACGCGTATGAGCCGGTCGGGACGCCCAGCAGGTAGGGCGGAATGTTGCAAATTTGCGCCATTTGCAATGCCGAAAACTGGGCTGACTCGATCAGCAGCATTTTGTCTGGGGTGGCTGTGGTCGGTTCGTAGGTGAGGAACTCGTTGAGCGCTGCGGTCTGGTTGGACGCGCGGGCTGCGTTAAACGCTGCCGACAAATCAGCCAGTTCCTGTGCGCTAAGGGGTTCGCCACCGACCTGCCTGAGGATGCCCGAGGGGATGGATGAAGAGGCGTTCCGTAGCCGGGCGTCCTCAATGCGTAGCGCGGTGGCGATTGTTTGCTCAGACGAGTAGATCAGTCCTTGTGTGGAGCCGATGAACTGGATGACGTTTACGGGGTCAAGCATTTCGCCGTTGAAATACAGTTCGTTGCTGGGTGCGTACCAAACGGGGCCAGCCTGATCGGGGGTGGTGATAGACCCGGTTGGGAGGCGTGTGAATGATGCGGGGTAGCCGTCTTGGGTGCGGCTGGTGACGTACCAAAATGCGCGACCGTAGAAGAACAGGTCGTCGAACGTCCACGAGATGAGGGTTTCGTAACTGATGGAGGGGTCGGGGCGGCGTAGCCATGACCGGGGCGCTAGGTATTCCTCTTCCATTTCGCGGGTGTCAGGGTTCCACCGTTCGCGGTACATGGTCAGCGGCATAGCGGACAGGACGTTTGCGTGAAGGTCGCGGGCGCGGCTGATCGCGGGCACCTGCATCGCACGATTGCGGGCCTCGCCTTCTTGGTAGGTGTAGTACTGCCCAATCAGGTTGATGCCGCCAGCATTGGGGTTGTACCCGCCGACAGCGGCGCGGACCTGCGGCTCAACCGGCGAAATCTGGGCTTTGGTTTCTTTGCGTGTAAACAGTGCCATGAGAGATGTTGCGGCCTCGCCCGACACGGGGCCACGCCAGCACCATACAGCACTAGGAAACCACAAGCATGGGTTTCTGTTTTGTTTGCGGACGGCTCACCAATGCGATAGCCCACACCGCGGTTCGTGCCACCTCGATCGGGCCGGGGGATTTTTGGCTGGACAGCACATACCCTTGCGCGGTCTTGACACCTACGGCACGGTTCATGTGTTCCGACAGGGTGCGAGCATTGCTGTGGATGACGCGGCCCTCTTGGATCATGGAGCGGACAAGGCTGGTGAACTTGAGTAGTTCGCCGTAGCCGACGAGGGCGTAGCGGCGGGCGTACTCTGGTGGCAGGTGCAGTTCCAGTGTCGGGGTGACGGCGAGGTTGACCGAACGGTCAGCCATGACCCGGGCGACCTGTTCCCACATGGCATCCTCTGAGTCCACCACGAACTCAACATCCACCATGATCTGGCCGTCAGCAACAGTGGCGCGGGTGCCAACGTAGCGGGCTTCATCCACGGATGAGTCAATGGCTAGCACCCCGCCGGGCGGCATTGGGCGGGTGGTGGCGCAGGACTCCCATACCCCCGGGTCGAGCATTGCGCCCCGGGTGGTAATCCACTGGTTGAGGTGCGCCCGCAGGAAAGACTCCTTTTTGGACGCGGCCCGCAACGCCTCAATGGTGACGGTGGTGCCCAGCGCTGGGTTGGCCCACCCCCACCACTGCTCGTCCTTTGGGTCGGCCCCCATCGGCATCGACCACTCCGCGAAGTAGGTGTCGGTCTGGGTGCCAGCGTCAATGTCCGCTAGGGCTTGTTCCCTCATGTGAATCATGCTGTGGGAACCCATGTCCCCGGCTGTGGAAAAGCACGCCAACAACGGGTTGGGTCGGGCAATCATTGAGGGCCGCAACGCGTCGTCCATAACCGACGGGGCAATGTTCCACAGTTCGTCCACCACAATCAGGTCATACGAACCGCCGTGCAACCGGGCGCTGGCGGCGCGAATCTCCCATGTTGACCCGTTCGGCATCGTCACCTTCTTGCGTCCAATGGCCTGCAACTGTTTGCCCCCAAACCGTTCAACCAGCACCGGGGCCAACGCACTGAAAATGGCTTCGGCCCGGTCTAACTGGTTGGCCGTAGACAGCACGTGCTGGGGTCGCCCTAACCGGGCCGCGTGTTCGGTGACCCACCACCCAATCATCGAGGTCAACAGCACCGACTTGCCTTGCTGACGAGCCGTACTGACCAACGCCTCGCGGCGCAGCAACCGCCCACCGTCATGCTCCAACATTCCGGCAACCGCATACGCCTGCCACGGCATAAGAGGCATGAGATGTGTCGCGGCCCAAGCCTCCACCTGAGGCCCAAACGAATCATCCCCAAACCGTGCCGTTTCCAGTCTGGGCTGCTCTCGACCCATCCCAGCCAGCCCCGGCTGATCCGAACCGATCAGGGCTGGTTCGGGCTGGTTCGCGAAAAAGAGAGCGGAGGAAGGGTGCGGGGGCGTTTGCGTTTCAGGAAAAAATCCGTTTGCGGCTGAAGCGTTGACGGCTT